AATCCTCTACTAAGGCCACAATTGTCGAAGTTGAAGTTTGACCGCCTGGGAAATATGGTGAATGTTTCACACTTCCATCTGAGTCAATATACTTACAACCACGGAAGATCCCTAAGATTTTGACGGTAGTAGCTGAATTTACGACGCTAATGGTACCGCCTGTTAACATCTGAACAGGATCTCCAGAGAAGATACTACCAGCTTGTCCACTTGCGATTTGATAGTTCTGAACGCCGTTATTTTGGACGCTACCGCCTAACTTACCAACAAGCTTAAAGCCATTAGGTTTATCTGGGTTTGCCATAATATTTTATCCTTATATATTATTTATCGTTTACCGCCCCCGAATGTTACTGAAGAAGTTCTCCTCGGAGACATAATTGGAGAACGAGCGTCAGATTCTTTCAATAGATCATTATCGATAGCTTCCTGCATAGTTTTGCTTCTGCTTTGATAATAAGAGTTACGTTCTTCTCTTGTCTCTAATGGAATCTTAGCTAATAATAGCCCACCGACACCAACTACTCCTGCATGCTTACCATCAAGAATACTAGGTAGTTCGAAATCTCCAATCTCTTCAGCACGAACAAGTTCGAAGCCTTCTCTGAGTCTGGACATTACGTTCTTCCTATCTTCTTGGTTTAAAGTCTCTGCCCTAATCCACCTGTAGACATAGCCTTCAGGGGCGGGTGGAGTTTCTAATGTACTTGGTGGAGCCCAAGGTTTGCGTGCTACGTCTTTTGCACGAGTATCAGCAGAGCGGGACTCTCTGTCATTTTCTGGTTTTAAAAACCTTCCCTTTTCGTCTCTATTCATATCTATTACCTTTTTACGAATTTTGCGTACTCACTTAGGGGTACGTTTAAACTTTTGGCCATCTTAACTTCAGATGGCGTTAATCTTACTTGCTTTTTGCCTGGTTTCGCAGTTGTATCTGCTCTTCCTGCTGAAGCAACTCTTTGTGAAGGCTTTTTCTTTTCACTAAACTTGTGAGGAAAGTCTTCACGTATTCTTTTATCTACCTCAGTATAATACTCATCTGACTTAGGATCAAACCCTTCATCTTGAGTTAATTTACGATGTATGTTAAATGCTGCCAAAGTCATAGTTTCATCTTCACCAAACCAAGTATTCTTTTCAGCCCAACTCATAGCTTTAGGATCAAGTTCTGGAGCTGGTTCAGGTGCAACTGGTTGTGGTACGGTTTGCGCCACATCGACTTCGGTATTTTGTGCTTTTTGCTCATCTTGATATTCAAGCTGCGACTTAGTAGCTTCAATCTTACTTTCTTCAACCGCTATTTTAGCAATTATGTCTTGGGCCTTAGCCACTTTATCAAAGTCTTGGTCTTCATAAGCGCCTTTTAAAGCTGCTTGTGCTTGAGCCTTTTGTGACTTAAGTCTGTTTTCAGCTTCTGATATATAAGATCTATCTGCACTAGCACTTTTTTTCAGTAGTTCTTTATTTTCACTCTGTAACTGTGTTGCGTACGAATAAGCAGATTCACTTGCTCTTTCTGCTTCACGCAACCTACGTGTTAAGGTTGCTATACGTTTCTGAACTCGATCAGAATATTGTTCAAGCTCTTCTTCGTCTTTAGACTCTTCTGGCTCGCTTTCAACTTCTTCTTCAACGACTTCAGCATCTTCAGATTCACTCTGTTCTTCTTCCAGCTCTACAACTGTTTCTTCTTCGAGTGTTTCGTCTTTTTTTACTTCTTCGCTCATATTTACTCCTATACTGCAACGATATCGGTTGGATCGTGTATGGTTGCTATTACTTCATCATCATTGATAATTCTGCATTCTGCGTCATCACCAAGTTTGAAACGAGCACCAGCATAACGGCCAATCAATACCCATTGTTTTTCTTCACACCAAGGTTTGTCACCAAACTTAGCGTCTTTGTAACAAAGAGGCCCCATCTTAACTACATAAGCGCACACAGTTGATAATCTTTCTCTATCAACAGTATCTTGAGTTAGGATGATACCGCCTTTTGATTTACCCATACCTGCAAATGGCAGTATTAACATACGCCACCCTGTAGGTGTTGGCATTCTTTCTAAGGCTGATTTATCTAAAAGGGTTGGATCTAAGACTTTTTGTCCAGGCTCCACATATGCTTTATCAAGCTCTTCACCAGTTTCTTGGACTGTTTGTTCTATAGCTTGATTTTCTTTTTCGATTTCTTTGGCAACGTGGTCAGGAACTACCACCTTGTTCGTCTTCGTCATCTTCTATTACTTTTCCTAGCAGCTCTCTAAGTTTTATTTCTACTTGAACCAGAGCTGTATATTGCCCACGTAGAAACTCATATTGGTTGATGTCTTTGACACCAGCCAATAATGTGTCTTTTACGGCTTCTTGTTGTTCACGAAGCTCTTTTATTAATTTCTCTCTTAACCAGAGTACCGACATTAATATACGCCTGAAAACTTAGTACCAGACTCTGCTATACCAGCGCCTCGTACTTTACCCTTACCCATACCAGGTTGCGGGTTAGTGTTCACGGATACTTTTTGGCTCTTTCTAAGAGGAACGCTACCTTTGTTACTGTAGCTTTGTTTATTTTGTGCTTTCATTATTTTTGTATTATAAGTTACTTTTGATATTTTTGAATTAAATCCTGTATTTTTAATTGCATATCTTTTTCTTGTTTATCTTGCTGCATAGCCATTCTTTCTCTAGTAATATCAGCTTTTTCATCAGCAATATCTTTTTGCACAAGTATTCTCTGAGCATCAATTTGATCCTCTCTTTGCGCTTCATCTCTTCTTCTTTGTTGATCTGCTATAAATTGTTGATTTTCTTGTGCTAACTCCTGTCCCTTAAGGGCCAATTCTTGCTTTCTAATTGTCACAAGCGGATCTTCATCTTTAGGCACAACCTTCTGAGCAAATTCGTTTACTAATTCAGCAAGTATAGGTGCTGAAAATTGGGATACTAATTGTTGCATTTGTAATTGCATTTGTTCTTTTTCACCAACAGGCATTTGCTGCATTTGAGCTGACATTTGCTCATACTGCTGCCTTAACTCTGGTGGCATTTGTTCTAAAGCCAAACCATCTGCTTTCATTTGCAGGTGCTGCATAATATGTGAATGTATCATCGCCTGGATTGCAGCATTTGATTGTACAGGTGGTGTTTTAAGTAGACTCATATGTACTGCTATATGGGCATCGTGATTTTGTTCTGGAAAAGCTTGTGCCTGCTGGCCAAGAAGCAACGAATTGTTTTCCATACCAGCTTCTATTGGTTTGGGCTCTCTGCTTGGTGGTGGTTTCAACAAATTATCAGGGTTGTCTATACCAATAGCAGAATACATTCTGCGATAAGCTTCATAGATACCATCAGGGCCATGTATTTCAGGGTTTGAGCCTACTAATGACATCATCTCTTGTGCCATAGCTATTCTTTGTGATGTGCTAAAAATATCTGGATTTGAAACAGGAATAATATCAACACGATCATTAAAGTCAGACACTCCAACTTCTTGATTGCCTTGTGGTGTCATGTATGGATATTGATTTGGTAAGTATTCTTGAAATACTTTTGATAGTATTTTAAATTCTTTTCTTTGAGCATTATGCAATCTTTTATGTATTGCTGATAATACCTTTGTTGATCTTTCCAATAATGCCATTGTTGTTCCAACAGGAGCTTGTGGATTACCTTGCCCAGTATTTATTTCAGCAATAGATGCAAAAGTTTTTCCTGAATCAACTAATATCCCAAGAAGATTTAATAAAGTACCACTTGGTTCTTTAAAAGGCAGAGGTTGTATTGATTCTCTAAGAGATCCTCCAGGGGCATCCACATCTCTGAATTCTCCAGGCTGTAAGGGTGTATCTTCATCCCTTATCCTAATACCTCTTGTCTTAAACCCAGCAGGTAGGTTTGCAAGGGTACCTGCATCAATCAATTGCCTCATAATTGACGTGGATGCCTTTGACAGACCGCCGATCATATGAGTTAATCCAAAACCATAAAAACCTAATCCTGGTAAAAACTTAAAGTGAACAAAATATTCAACTTTGTTTTTCATAGGATCATCTTCATTGTAATTTCTTCTAATTGACAATACTTCGTTGGAACCTGCATCGATAGTCACAATATACGGCAACTTAATGCCTGTAGGTTCACCATCAGATCCAACATCTTCAAATCCAGGTATATCTAGGTTGGCGTGTATTTCATATAGTACTGCTACTTCACCATCGTCATAGCTTGGTTCCATGCCACTTAGTTTTTCAATTTCTTCTTGTACTTGGCCGTATTGCTCTTCATTTCCTGTATCAATTTGTACTCTGCGATAGAAGCCTGTCGCTTGAAGTTTTTTAACTTCGTTTTCAGACATTTTTACCACATTAGTTATACGTGGGCATGATTCTAAATCTGTTGTGTAGTAAGGCACTATGAGATCTTCTGGTGCTACAAACTTAGATACTGCACGACCTAATGCACTATCATAGTAAATCTTTTTAAATGCTGAACCAGCTAAAGGTAAATAAAATAGAAGTTGATCTAATTCTTGATCGTACTCTTCCATATTATGAACTATTTGATAATTCATAAATTCTTTAACTCTTTGTGCCTGCAATTCAACATTAGAGTCATAGTTACCAATGACTTGTGTTTTTACTGGGCCACCAGCTGGTAATAATTCTTTGTAAGCTTGTGCCTGGAATGTTGTGACTGCTTCACCAAGTAAGGGATGTATGACACCTGAAGCGCCTTCAAATGGTTCTGACCTATCTTCATCAAACTTCATACCGAGATATTTAAGACCATCGGTATAAGTTTTTTCCCAGTCTTGTCTAGAAGATTTGTCTTTTTCTACACCTGCAATTAAATCATTAGCTATTTGATTGAGTTCACTTTCATCAATCATATCAGCTAAGTTATCGTCAAAACTGCTTTCTATTGGTTCTTCAAGATCATCTGCGAGTACAGCGCTGCCATCTTCCATCATGACAAATCCTTCTTGACCCTCTGGTGTGCCAATGTCGATTTGTTCCATAATCTCCCTTTCCTCAACTGTTTGTGGTTGTTCTGGAATGGGGTTTTGTCTTTCTATGGCCATTAATGTACCTGCGTTTCTTCTAAGTCAGCTATATCCATATATGGAAACATCTCGCCAACTAGTGTTAATTTTAGTTCTTTTGCCTGTATATTAGCAACCTCTAATGAACGAGCCATAATAAGAGGCCCGTCTTTTATCTTGCCCTCGTATTCATATTCAGTCATGTAAAAATTCAACATGTTAATAATATACCCTCTTTATTGGTGCTTTGTCTTCATCTTCGTAGTCTGTTCCTAGTGAAACAAGACCACCTTCACGAAAACGCATCAAGGCTTGAGTCATTGTATCACAGAGGTCGTCGTGTGCAGAAAACGGAAATGAGGCACACTCTTCAATCATATCGTCAGCGAATTGTTTCTTTGGTGCCCAAACTAAACCTGATTCAAATATTGGGGCTACTGAGTGCATACGAGAATGTTTATCTTGACCACGAGATGGTGAGTAGTTGACAACAGGAATGCCAAGACGACGCAGCTCGTGTGTTAGAGGCGTGCCTGAAGCTTTAGCTTCTATCAAGACCATATCAGGTTCCCAGTATTTGTACTCGTCCATCGCTATCTTTTTGAGGTCAGGAAAATCCCAACGGCCTTTTTGACAGTCAAGTAAAATAATAGAATCGGGCGCATCATCAGATGGCCTAAACACACCCCAAGTAGATATGGCACTAAAGTCAGCTGTTTGTTTTTTACTGAACGCTGTATCATATGACTGTATTATATACTGAACAGCAGGCATACTTTCATGCTCCCACTCGTTCCACCACTCACGCTTGATAATTGAGCCTTCTTCCGCAGTCGGGGTTTGCATCCATTGGGCATTCCATTTGATACCTGGCAAAGAAGCTTTGACTTTTAATAATTCATCTAAAGACCAGAACTCTGGCCACAAAGGTTTTTCAGTATCTGGGAAGATAGCAGGAAACTCAATTACCTCCCATTGGTCAGCTAAAGGTTCTTTCTGTTGGTCTAACAATCTTTGTGTTAGATCTATCTGGCTCCAACGTGTCATAACCAAAACAATAGCTCCTTTCGGTTGCAGACGTTGTCGAGGGCCAGAAGTGTACCACTCCCACGCTCCTTCCATAGCAGTCATGCTCAAGGCATCTTGTTCTGAATGTGGATCATCAATTATGAGTAAGTCCGCACCACGACCTGTAATAGCTCCTCCAACACCAGCAGCAAAGTATTCGCCCCCTTTATTGGTCTCCCAACGACCTGCTGACTTAGAGTCTGCCGATAGAGTCACATCAGGAAACACAGCAGAATACTCTTCGGTATCCATTAAGTTTCTGACCTTACGGCCAAATCTGACAGCAAGTTCACCCGTATGGGTCGTCTGCATAATCTTCTTGTTTGGAAAGCGCCCCATCACCCACGCAGGAAAGTAAGTTGAGGCAAACTCTGACTTGGTGTGTCGAGGTGGCATATTGACAATCAGACGGTTGATCTTGCCTGTTGCAATATCTTCTAGTTTTTGTGCGAATATTTTGTGATGTCGGCCACAGATGAACTCAGGCCAGATGTGTTCTATAAAATCCATAAAACCTTCTTGGCAGGTTTCTTGTTTTTTTAGTAACTCTAGTCGTTCTTTTAGTAGCAGCGCCTCTCTAAGCTCGGCATCTGATAAGCTTTGTAATGTCATAAATTATTCAATAAAGAATCTATATCTACTGGCCCTCCACTTTTCATCAAAGATATTTTTTTACCCTTAGCTAAGGCTTCTCTAACTGGATCAAGCTTGAACTGCCATTCACCACTAAATATCATACCTTCACCTTTGCCTGGCACTCTCTTTTTACCAGTAACTAATTCTAACGTATCTTTAGGTAATTCTAGTTCTTTTATAATTTTTTCAAACTCTTTAACGGTATTAGCATATTGTTCTCTTGGATTTTTTCTTTTACCAAACATTTCACGATTTGCCATTTGTTCGATATCAAACGTTATGGCAGGTGCTTTGGTTTCACGTGCTAACTCGTTAACCAAGTACCTTGTAGGGTAGACTGCAGCATTAGTACCTGTTTTAGTAGCAAACGGGTCTTTGTCATATAGTCTAGCCAGCGAATCACGATTGACTTCATCAATCAAATCTATTGAACTTTTCACATTGTCATAAATATCGTTGGGATCCATTCGGCCCTCTATCCTGAGAGTTGCAAATTTTTTCAAAAGTTTTTTGTCACCGCTCAGATCAAGACCGTAGAACTTTGGATCGATATTTAATACGTGTTGTTGTGTAGTCCGATTGCTTTTGACGTTAGTCAACTCATTATAATTTGTATTTTGTTTAAGAAAATCAGAGGCATAGACATCTTTTTCAAATCTCGCCTTAGCCGTTCTTTCCAAGCCTGTTTTGAGATTATCTAATATTTTGCCTAAACCTGCTGGCACTAAGTCTTTATCATAGACAGTAGCTAGCTCTGGTCTTAATTTTTCCTCATCTCTGCCAATACGTCTTTTTATATCTATTTCAATTTTATTCAAATCACCATATAGTTCTTCGTTTATTCTACTGCCACCTATTTCTTTCAATTCACTTTTTGGTATTTTTTGTATATCTGTTGCTAGTTTTAAACTGCCATCAGGATTAAAAAATTTGTCAAAAGTTTTAAAATTATAGGCATTTATTTTGGCAGCAACTGCATTCCTCTTATCAATCAACGGCTTGAGATCTTTCATGATTTCATCAATATCAGGCTTTTTATATGGTTTACCGTCAATTTTAAAGGGTGAGCCACGCATAAAGTCCACCACCATATCACCATCCGCTGTAAGAGTAGCATTACCATCGGGGTCAAATCTTTGTTTATTTTCGCCTTGTTTGACAGCTAGCTTTTGCAACTCTTTGCTGTAGTCTGACTGTTGTCTGTTCAGCCTAATCATGCCATTCGCTAACTCGTCTGTAGAATCGAAAGCATAGGCAGCAGGGTAATCGTAGTTGTAATGCGCTGTTGTTTTCGGTTCCAGACCAGCTATTTGGTAGACTCTTTGTGTTTCCTTGCCTTGCTGCCCTATATCACCAATATTTATACCTTGAAACTCGTCGGTGGGTGGTTTTGTGACAACAAAGCCATCTTGGTTCCTGCGCATAAAATTGTCGAGCGCTGCTGGCGATACTTTTTCAGTCATGCCTAAAGATTGAACTATTTCTGTTGTTAGATTGTTTCTATCATCTATTACACCAAGTTGACGTAAATCGCCTTCTTTGCCTGGCGCAAGTTTTCTGACCTTGTTGACCAACTGAGGTAATTTCATCGGCACATTATCAGTTTCCATAATATCACCCAAGACTTTTCTATTTGGCGATATCAAGCCACTTCCGATAATGTCGTTACCTGTAGCAGGATCTTTAGCTCTTGTCATGACATACTCATTAGTTCTACGGTTAAAATCAAGTGGACTTTCTGTTAGAGCGCCACCTCCGCCACCAGGGATATCGTCAGCTACTTTACCCACTCTAGTTAATGTCTTAGCAACGGTTGGTAATGCGCCTATTACTGGTATGGTTGAAGCAGCTGATAACCCTGACAAAGCAATATTGCCAAGACCCCCTAAAGTATCGTCTTGCTCAAAACGCTCACCTGCTCTGGTACCAAACTCGCCAGTTTCAAAGACAGCTAAAGCGTCACCTACGCCTGGTGTTAAGGATATAGCTAGTTGGTCAAGAATGGGTAGTTCTTCAAAGATACGATAAGCTTGGCGGGTATCACCTGCAGCTATCAGTTCTTTAATTTGTTCTATTTGAGCTTGAACAGGTGCTAAGGCTTCAGCACGTTCAGCACGACGCTGTTCTAAGACTTGACCTAGTTTGGATTTGAGTTCTTCTTTGGTAGCCATTCATGTTAGTCCATATCTCTTAATGTGACAGGTAGTACTTCAGGCCGTTGAGCTTGTCTGCGCATTTCATCAAATTCTTCTTGAGTTAGTGTAATGGTTTCTGGTTCTGGATTTTTCAACTTATTGTAATAGTCCATAAATGATAAGGCACCAAGCCCTGCAGTAACTGGCCCTGCCAATCTGCCAAGCATGCCTCGTCCTGCTGCGAGTGTCGTTCTAATTGGGTAAATCTTCGCAATAGCGTTTGCTAAAACTTTAGCTTGATTTGGTGTCGATCTGCCTATAGCTTTTGCTCTTTGAGCAGTTTCACCAGTACCCATAGTTCTTGATAGCCTATTTCTCTTTGTTTCCAAGTCTTCAAACTTTCTTGGCATAAATTTGCCATCTCTAAAGTCTTTGACTTTCTGCATCATGTCGCCAGCTGAGAACTTACCGTCTGAATACATGTCTTTAAGCAAATCCATTTCATCTTTGCTTAATTGACCCATACTTTTTTGAAGGCGTGAATATATTTCAAATAAACTTATTTCACCTCCAGCCTGTTTACCAAGAATCTTTTTAACCACATCTGGTCGTTCTTTAGCTAACGCTGCTAAACCTGCATTTGGAAATTCACCTCCTTCTTTCATACCTATTGGTGGCATAGCCCCTGGCATGATAGGTGGACGCTTAGGCATATTGACACCAAAGCCTGGATCACGAGGCATAATGTCTGATCTCTGTCCTGGTTGTGGGAATGGTAAATTGTTTGCGTCAAAGTCTCTAGGATCTGGTAAGCCCATCATTTTGGCTTTCATGCTTCTGGCCATCATAGGATTCAAACCCATAATGCCAAACTGCATATTAGGATTCATCATACCTCGGCCCATACCACGCATACTCTTGGCGTTACGTATTCTTTCCATAAGTTGTGGTCTGTTACGTAAGAATCCACCCATACGGTTAGCCATCATAGGCTTACGATTTTTCATTTTGTTGAGCAGATTCTTAAAAAACATTAGACAGAGATTCCTAGGTCATTATTTTCTGAAAACAGTTGTTCAGCAAATTCTAACTGTTCCATAGTAATACCTAGGTCAGCAAGCATTTGCATAATTTCTTCTTCGCTAGCACCTTGTTCCATCAGTTGTTGGATAATAGCTTTAATCTCCATAAGAGACTGTTTGGCCATTTGTTTCTCTTCAGCTGATAGATTATCTATCTCGGCTTGAATCTGATCGGGAGCGGTCATGCCTGATAACTCCTGATTCATCATTTGTGGTTCCATATTCGAATAGTATACGGATAAGAATTATTTTGCAAGGGTAGGCTACCGCTGTCGTGGAGAAGAGCTAACTAAAAAATAGCTTACAACAGTAGCCGAACCCAAATGAAAATATAACATATATACCCCCCCTGTATGGTACCTTTCTAAAAAAA